GAACACGGACGGAGACGGCCGGGAGATTAGCATTGTAACGATCTCGGCTCCGGCGGACGATACCGCTAACGCAACCCATAGCGTAACCGGAGATACTGGCGTTACGGTACCTACCGATCTTGTTGTCGCTGCTCTCGCTCTCGTCTCGGAGTCCTCGGATCTATTGGCCGCGGTAGTTGCTAACGATAAGCATAGCCTCTAGCCATGGCCGTCTCGGACGATCCGGATAACTTTGAGGACGCGATCAAGGCCTTTAGGGCTCGCGTCCCTATGACGGATACCGAGTATGCAGCGCTCGAGGAGGACGCTAGGAAGCGAGCGTTCTATGTTTCCGAGGTAACTCGAGCGGATGTTATCTCCCAGGTATGGAGCTCGATAGATAAAGCGATCGAGGAGGGTACGGATTTCGAGGACTTCGCGGACGAGGTAGAGCCGGCACTAACGGAGGCTTGGGGGCAGGACGATCCCGCTCGGCTCGAGACGGTGTTTAGGACTAACGTAATGGGGGCCTACAATCAGGGCCGCATGAATTTAATTAACGATCCGGTTGTTAAGGAGCTCCGTCCTTACTGGCGCTTTGACGCGATCGAGGACGATCGGATCTCGGACATTTGCGAGGAGGCGGCCGGGACGGTGTTACCGGCGGACGATCCTTTTTGGCTCTCGCATACTCCGCCTCTACATTTTAACTGTCGCTCGATTATTACTCCGCTTGATCCCGAGGAGGCCGCGGCCGAGGGGATAGACGAGGAGGCTCCGAGCGTAGAGGCCGATGGTGATTTCGGATCGCTTGACTCGGACCTAAACGATTATAAGCCGGACTTAGGATCCTACCCTCCCGAGCTCCGAGAAAAGATTAAGGGAACTTTCGAGGATGATTAATCATTGACACCTAACGCGCAACCGAGGACCATTTTCTAGGAAATGGCTAAGGCTCCCAATACTCCTCTCTCCGTTAAGCTCGGCCCGGACGGACTCCCTACGGAGATCCAAATCTTTACCGCCGGCCCTAACGAGACTAGCAAGGGCACATTTACTTTCGACGATAAGGCCGCGGCCTCGGTTATGGCTAGCTACGCCGATCAAGGTAATACGCTGGTAGTCGATTACGAACATCAGACAGCGGCTAACCCTCCCGTCGAGGCTCCCGCGGCCGGCCGGTTTTCGCTCGAGGTTCGAGACGGTGGACTATGGGCCGTCGATTTGAAATGGTCCGATCGGGCTTCGGAGTATCTCGCGGATAAAGAGTATCTCTATTACTCGCCTTGGTTCGACCATGACGAGGAGGGGCGGATTACTCGCCTCCGAAATATCGCGCTAACTAATTTCCCGGCTACTAAGAATATGCCTATGCTAGTCGCGGCTAAGGGATCAACTACCGCGGACGCGAAAGAGGAGAAACTAGAAATGACTGAGGATATGCAGAAAGCTTGTGCGGATCTCATGGCCGCAATACAGGCCGATCCAATGCCGGACCCAGAGGAAATGATGAAACTCCTCAAGGCTTGCATGATGGCCTACGGAGCCGAGGCGGAAACCGAGATCGAAACTCCCGCTAAGGATCCCGCGGTTACCGAGGTTGCTCCTCCGTCCGAGCTCGCTGCTCTCTCCGAGGTGGTAGCGCTTACCGGAAAGGGTACTACGGCCGAGGCGCTTGGTAAGATCGCAGCATGGAAAGATGCGAGCGCGCAAGTTACTACGCTCTCCGCTCGCGTTACCGAGCTCGAGGCGGAGAAACTCGATCGAGAGTTTGCCTCCGTTATCGAGTCCGGCACTAAGGCCGGCAAGCTGACCCCGGCCATGGTTGGCGGTAAGTTTGTCGCTGCTCTCCGCGCTAACGGGAGCTCGGGGCTCTCTCAGTTTAAGGCGTATCTCGAGGAGGCTCCGGCCGTCCTTAAGACTACGGAAACGAAACAACCCCAAACCTCGGAGCCGGTTACTCTCTCGGCCGACGAGGAGCATTATGCTCGGTTGCAAGGGATGGATCTTAGGGAATTGATCGCCCATAAAGTTAAACGAAACAACGAAAGGACCGGAGGTTAAACAATGGCTACAACCAAAGATAAAGCTACGGTGCAATTGGCGGACTCGGCCTCCTCCGTCCTCGGATTGCTTGTCAAAGCAGCCTCGAGCATTAACGGCGGAGCGATCGTTGCGACGGACGCAACGGGGTTTGCGGTTAAGGGAGCTCTCTCTACTACCCTTAAGGTTTGGGGTATCGCAGAAAAGCCGGTAGACAATTCCACCGGAGCAAACGCGGATAAGACGGTTATCGCGCGTAACGGGATCTTTAAGTTTAAGAACCATGGTGCGGATCTTCTCGCACAGTTGGATCTCGGTAATACCTGCTACATGGTGGACGATGAGACGGCCGCTAAGACGGACGGCGGAGCTACTCGCTCGGTCCTCGGCAAACTCGTTAAATTTGACTCTGACGGGGTTTTTGTTTCCGTCGGGATCTCGGTCTAAGGGAGATATAGACAATGCCTAGCCAAAGCTACAACGCCAAAGCGGAAGCGCTTTTCGTTACATTCGATAAGCGCTATGAGCAAGCCTACAGTCAAGCGGCCGGTTTTGAAAACCAGATCGCTACGATCGTTCAATCGGCCGGCCTCGAGAATCGTTATACCTGGATGGATCAAAGTCCTTCGCTCCGCGAATGGGTTGGGGCGCGCGAGATCCAAAGCATGACGAGCAACCTCTACTCCCTCGTTAATAAGAAATTTGAGCGGACGTTAACTCTCGACGTGGACGCGCTCGAGGATGACATGCTCTCGGTTTTTGCAGGTATGCCGGAGGAGCTCGGTATGCAGGCAAAGATTTGGCCGTCTCAGCAATTGGCGGCCGCGGTTGAGGCCGGAGAAACCGCGCTTTCGTTTGATAGCGCTGCTTACTTCTCTACCTCTCACCCTCTCGATCCGTCGGGTACCCTTACGACGGCCGTACAATCGAACCTCTATTCGGCCGGCGGCGGTACCCTTACCGCGCCTAACCTCTCGGCCGCTCGAGCGCAAATGAAGTCCTTTAAGGGCCGCAACTCGGCTCCGCTTGGGATCGGTTCGATGGGTAAGCTCCTCCTCATGGTCCCTAATGAGCTCGAGTCCGCGGCTATGCAGATCGCTAACGCGGAGTTTATCGCTCCGTCCGCGGCCTTTGGAGGCAACGCCTCCGGCGGTTACCAGACTAACGTGCTCCGCGGATCGGTTGACGTTCTCGTTAACCCATGGCTTACCAACGCTACCGCGTGGTACCTCCTCGATACGTCTCGGCCGATCAAGCCGTTTGTTTGGCAGTTGCGTAAAGCCCCGAAATTTATCTGGAAAAATAAGCCTGAGGACGATAACGTGTTTTTCGAGAATCGTCTCCTCTATGGCGTTGACTCGCGCGGAGCGGCCGGTTACGGGCCGCACTTCCTCGCGCTTAAGGGCCGGCCGTAATGATTCGCGTACTCATTCGCGCAGTACCTCCGGGGGGGTTTTGGGAGGCCGGTAAGTTTTGGCCGGCCTCGGAAACTCCCGCGGAGGTTACTCCGGAGGAGCTCGCTATCCTTAAGGCTACTCCTTTCTTGGTTGTTATCGAGCTCTCGGCCGCGGCTACCAAGCCAAAGGCCGAGGCTCCCGATATGCCGGATCCGGTTGCTACGTTTGATATCTCGGACGGTAAGGCTAGCAAGCGCAAACGAGCGGGTTAGCCTATGGTCTATGCTACTCTCCCGGATCTGGTTAACCTCGGGATCGCGGCTAAGGCTCTCGATCCGGTAACCAATCAAGCCAAGCTAGCGGCTATAGCCTCGGCCTCTCAATTAGCGGACTCCTACCTAGCCGGGAGATTTATCCTTCCGCTGCTAGCGTTCTCCGCTGATCTAACTCGAGCCGTCGTTAACATCGCAGTTTATGATCTCATGTCTAACCGGGGTTTCTCTCCGGCTCCGGGCTCGGACGAAAACATACGGCTCCGATATGAGGACTCGATCCGCTGGCTCGAGATGGTAGCCAAGGGCACGGTTACCCCCCAAGTAACGGACTCCTCCGGGGGCTCCGGGCCGGGGCTTACTGCTAATGACGGAGGGGATCTAGAGTCCGCCTCGAGCCGAGGCTACACCGATCGAGATAGATCCCGCGTCCCGTTTGGATCTGATTAATGGCGATCCGTGGGGATTACTCCGCGCTCCGCACAATGGCCGATCGTATCGGTACGGTTGGCGGAGCCGGCGGAGTAGACAAGCTCCGAAAAAACCTAGCGGCTACCGCTCTTAAATTAATTGCCGATGAGTTTAGAGGACAGAAAGATCCCTACGGTCAATCATGGCGGCCGCTCTCTCCGAGTACCGTAGCAGGTAGACGCAAGGGAAAGAAAAAGGGAGGAGCTAAGATCCTCCAAAGTACCGGCCGCCTCCGGGCCTCTTTCGGGACAACCTCTAAGGGTCTCGGCTTTGTCGTCTCTAGCAAGGTTAAGTATGCTCCGCATCACCAGTACGGAGCCAAGCTAAAGAGGCGCAACGCGGGGATTAGGGGCCTTCTACAGCGCAAGAGAGTAGTAGGCGCAATCCCGCGTCGTATGATGGTCCCGGACTCCAAGCAGGGGCTCGGCCCGATCTGGAAAAAGGCCTTTGAGAAAACCGCTATGAGCGTTCTCGTGAGCCTTAAGCCGTGAGCTCGGAGCTCCGCCAAATAACCGGGATCTTCGATTGTCTCCGCATGACGATCGCGGAAACTCGGCCGGACGTTACCGCGCTCCTCGGAGCGCAGTACCAGCACACTAACGAGGCTACTCCGCGGATCGTTGTATTCCCTACGGATGAAAATTTTACGTCCCCGGTTAAGACGGCTACGCAAACCGCGGCTACCGTGATTAACATTTGGACGGGAGAGTTAACCCTTACCGCTCTCCTATGGGGCTCGGGGATAGACGAGACGGAGGAGCTCCGCCGGATGTTTATTCAAGCTCTCGACGATACCCTGTCCGCCTCTTATGATCTGATCTCGGGATCGTGGGACGCGGCCGGAGAGACGGCCGAGAGCGGATTACTTTATACTTTGTTGTTTTCCGTTTCTATTCCCGTTACGCTTTTTGCGTCGGGTCAAACGATTGCAAAAATTGGATCGCTACCTCTTACTAAGACGGTGATAACGCCATGAGTAAACGAGATACAGAGGAAACCCCGATCAAGTCCGGAGCGGCCGCGATCGAGAAATGGGCCGCGAAAAACGCTACCCCGGATTGGTTGTTTAAGGCTACCAAGATTGCTAAACAATGGGCAGGCGGAGCGGAAGTTTCCGAGGCGGAGTATCTCTCGGCCGTTGACGTTTGCGCTAACGGGAGGATCTAGCCTATGTCTATTTCGGAAGTCAAATTTACGATCGATGATTTCGCGCTCGGGGTTATCCCGAGCTCTCCCGCTAACGCGCAAGTTAAGATCGGCGTAAGCTCCGGCGGCACGATTAATACGCTCTACTCTCTCGGTACTCCTAAGGCCGTTCAAGATACGCTC